TGTCACGATAGCGCTAATAAATTGCAACGGCCGCCGACTATGGCGGCTTTGTTTTGCATGGTACTATTACCATAACGGTAATTATTACCCTGGTGGTTACAATGCCTGCTGAACCAAAAGCCCACAAACGTAAATCAACGCAGTATAAGCCCCTGACAGCGATGCAGGAGGCTTACTGCCAGTCGTATATCAAGACGCCGGAGAACCAGACTCAGGCGGCGATTAACGCCGGATTCTCGCCTAATACAGCGCACGTCAAAGCCAGCGTCATGATGCGCGATGAACGCATCCAGAAACGCATTGCCGAGTTGATGGAGGAGCGCAACAAACGCATGCGCGTCAGCGCTGATTATGTGTTGCTTCGTCTGGTGGAAATCGACCAGATGGATGTGCTGGATATCCTGAACGATGACGGCACCCTGAAGCCGATCCGCCAGTGGCCGAAGATATGGCGTACCACGCTGAGCGGTTTCGACCTGTCATCGACCATCATGAACATGGATGAGACATCAATCGAGACCATCCTCAAGAAAATAAAATGGCCTGACAAGGTGAAGAACCTCGAACTCATTGGTAAGCACGTCGACATCAACGCTTTCAAAGAGCGCCTGGAGGTTTCAGGTACTGTCACGATTGCCGACCGCATGGCGAAAGCCCGCCGCCGCGTTAAAGAGCAGGCTGGTGGTGAAGAATGACGGACGCCGCTATGTCGCCGGAAGAGCAACTCGTCGAGGATATCGCATCATTCACGTATGACCCACTGGGCTATGCGCTGTATGCATTTCCTTGGGGCGAGGATGGTACAGAACTGGCACACGCCACCGGACCACGCAAGTGGCAGGCTGATGCATTCCGCGAGATACGTGATCACCTCCAGAATCCTGCTACCCGTCACCAGCCGCTGATGCTGGCCCGAGCATCCGGACACGGTATCGGTAAATCAGCGTTTATCTCGATGCTGATCAACTGGGGCATGTCCACCTGCGAGGACTGCAAGGTAGTGGTCACCGCGAACACCGACAATCAGTTGCGTACAAAAACATGGCCTGAAATCATCAAGTGGTCGAACCTTGCTATCACGAAAGAGTGGTTTACCTGCACCGCCACAGCGATGTACAGCAACGATCCGGGACACGATAAACGCTGGCGCGCTGACGCTATTCCATGGTCTGAGCACAACACTGAAGCATTCGCCGGGCTGCACAACGAGCGCAAGCGCATCATCGTGGTATTCGACGAAGCCTCAAACATTGCCGATCTGGTGTGGGAGGTTGCCGAGGGTGCGCTGACGGACGAGGACACCGAAATCATCTGGGTGGCGTTCGGTAACCCGACGCGTAACACCGGGCGTTTCCGCGAGTGCTTCCGCAAATACCGGCATCGCTGGAAGTGCGCGCAGATTGACAGCCGCACCGTTGAGGGCACCAACAAAGAGCAACTGCAAAAGTGGGTGGACGACTACGGCGAAGACAGCGACTTCGTGAAGGTGCGTGTACGCGGCATCTTCCCTGACGCGTCTGAAAACCAGTTTATTCCGTCAGGCCTGACACAGCCTGCTGTGGGTCGGGTGATTACTCCGGCACAGGTTCAGCATGCGGCTGTAGTGCTTGGCGTTGACCCTTCGCACCAGGGTAAAGACCCGGCGGTGATTTATCTTCGTCAGGGGCTGCACTGCAAGAAGCTGGGAGAGTACCCGCGCACAACTGATGATGTCTGGTTTGCCAAGGTGATCGCCGACTTCGAAGATCAGTATCACGCTGACGCTGTGTTTATCGACTATGGATACGGGACTGGCCTGAAGTCAGTCGGTGATAACTGGGGGCGCTCATGGACGCTGATACTGTTCGGCGGCGGAACGGCAGATCCTGAGATGGGTAACAAGCGCGGGGAGATGTACAAATCCGCCCGTGATGCGCTGAAGCTGGGCGCGCAACTTGACAGCCAGGATTTAGCCGACGAACTCAGCGCGCCTGAGTACAAAGTCAGGCTTAAGGACAGCCGGAAGATTTTGCAGGACAAGGACGAGGTGAAAGAATTGCTTGGACGGTCGCCGAACAACGCTGACGCCTATGTCCTGACCTACGCTTTCCCGGTGGTCAAGAAGCAGTACATACCAGGACAACAGAATCAGCAGGGTAAAGCCATCACAGACTACGATCCGTTTGCATAAAAAAGGTCGCCTGAGCGACCTTCCACTTCATTCTGCTTTAATCATCGGGGTAAATCAGTGGCATCCAGTGAGTTACCTTGGTAGCCCCTGAATCGATAAATGCTTGCGTCCTTTGCCAGTAGCCGCCCATGAAAGCCAACTTGAATACATCTCCAGAATCACTAAGCGCTATAACGTCTTTCGACCACTGACCCTCTTTGCTTTCCGGAAGTCTTTCATCAACGCTTATCCAATCTATTCCGAAACCATCAGACATTTTATGTCTTGCTTCATGAATCACTTTGTCCATCCTCTTCATGGAGGCGGCAGGTAGCGGTATTTCTCGTACCGAACAGATTTCTTTGATCAGTCCACTCGCTATTACTAACTCTTCAAAAAGAGTGGCTATTAAATCGCGTTCCTCTTCACCATTCATCTACAACCTCGTCTTAGTTGCTCGTCAGGTTATCAGTGGCGGGCGGTGACGATGCCGCTTTTCGGGAGCTACCCTAGCCACTGATGAAGTTTAACACAGCCACCGGCGGGCAGGTTGTGACATGTCACGGTATTACTTGATGGCATCAAAGCCGGCGTTAATAGCTTCCGCGATATTGACCGCATTGGTTTTATCAAATTGCCCACTCTGAATAAGCGCCGCATGCAGGCATTGCAACTTCATGTTGTATAAGTGCTCACTGCGGTAATCGGCATCTGATTTTGAAAGTCCATTCTCGAGTGTTTCATGGATTCCGCCGCCCATGTCGTACCACTGCCAACACTTACCAAACTCACGATTCAGATCGCCATCATTCAGGCCATCAATCACTGACAGGTCAGATACCGCATCTTCATGCTCAGGCTGATATCCTTCGCCGATAGCTTGTTTCAGGTATTCGATCATCTCGCCGCGTGGCTGATTAAGCTCTTCAATCTCTTTCATGATTTTCACCTTAAAAAAATGCCCGGGGAACCGGGCGAAGTGGTAGCAATGGGAGTTGCCTTCCATGGCAGTCACGGGTTTACAGCACAACGTCATCGCAATGGCGCTCTGGTGTAAAAAGGGCGGTACCAGTTATTTCAAGGGATGGCCCTGGTACCGCCAATGTTACAACTATCGTTACTGGCACTACGGTTATCACGGTCCTAAGGCGTTATTGGGTTTTCTGACTCTGTCAGATAATTTATTGCCACACTAACGCAGTGGCCTCGGGGCTTTAACGTCTTCCGAGTAGCGACATCACACGCCGTTTTTATTTCCTCTTTTAGCCCAGCTAATACTTTGCTCATTGCCGAGGATCACACGACTCTGGATTTGGTTGTGGTGGCCGGTGCTGTGATATTCCGGCATAAGGCGCTTATTCGGCGGCATCGAGCTTGCTTATTCGCTTGAGCCATCCTTGTGAGTCAGCCACGTCCCACTGCGCATCAGCCTGCGCATTCACCACAACGCTGAGAGCACTCCCATCTTTGCCAATGGGTTTCAAGAGCGGCAGGCCTACCACTTGGAATGCTCTCATCGTTGCACCCTCGTCTCTTCCGAGGTGTCACACCGTATCGCCAGGATGGTGAATCCCTTGTCCGTGCATACCGTTCACTGACTTGCACATTCCGGCTACCCGCTCGGGGATAAGGAACACCAAGAAACCCCGCCGGACCGCTGCGACACATGTGCCATATGCCGTACTTCTCACACCTGAAAGCGCGCTCCACCGTCTGGATTTAACGACCCGGCTCAAAGGTCATTCACTGAAGCGCGCTTTAAGTTGTGTTCCGGTTACGTCTCCGGAGCGGTGCCATCTCCGCCGTCTGCATTATTTCATTACCTCAAGGGTAATTATTGATGCAATAACTGTCAATACCCTACGCTAAATAATGCATATGTGGTTAAATTGGTAATAATTTAATTGCGTACGGAGTCATTGTTATGTGCATGGGTAGCTCTCCATCAGTGCCAGCGGCACCGGAAGTGCAGGCCGCACCGCAGGAACAGGATGCTGCTGTAGTCGATGCTCGCGACGAAGAAACCCGCCGCCGCCGCGCTGCTGCCGGTCGTAGTTCCACGCTTCTGACTGGCTCGCAGGGGGACACCTCCGCAGCCAATACCAGCGGCAAAACTCTGCTCGGTCAGTAAACGGAGTCATTGTCATGGCGGAAACAACGAAAGAGCGGTTGAACAAACAGTTCGCACAGCTTGAAAGCGAGCGCCAGTCGTTCGAGCCACACTGGCGAGAGTTGAGTGATTACATCAATCCTCGTGGTTCCCGCTTCCTGACATCAGAGGCAAACCGTAACGACCGCCGAAACACGCGGATCATCGACTCAACCGGCACTATGGCGGCGCGTACTCTTGCCAGTGGCATGATGTCAGGCATCACCAGCCCTGCGCGTCCGTGGTTCCGCCTGGCGACACCTGATCCGGATATGATGGATTATGGCCCGGTCAAGTTGTGGCTGGAGACGGTACAGAACCGCATGAACGATATGTTCAACAAGTCGAATCTGTACCAGTCACTGCCTCAGCTTTACGGCAGTCTTGGCACATACAGCACCGGCGCAATGGCGGTACTGGATGACGAAGAAGACATTATCCGCACGATGCCTTTTCCGATCGGCAGTTACTACCTGGCTAACTCCCCGCGCGGAAGCGTTGATACCTGTTTCCGTAAGTTCTCCATGACTGTGCGCCAGCTTGTGCAGGAATTTGGCCTGGACAACGTCAGCGAATCCGTGAAGGGCATGTGGGAAAGCGGCACGTATGAGAAGTGGGTTGAAGTGATGCACTCGGTGTATCCGAACATCAACCGCGATACGGCGAAGCTGGACAGCAAGAACAAGCCGTATAAATCCGTTTATTACGAGGTCGGCGGCGATAACGATAAGTTGCTGCGCGAATCCGGCTTCGATGAATTCCCGATCATGGCGCCACGCTGGGAAGTGAACGGTGAAGATGTCTATGGCTCATCGTGTCCTGGCATGCTGGCGCTTGGTCCGGTTAAAGCGCTGCAACTTCTCCAGAAACGCAAATCTCAGCTGATTGATAAAGCCACTAATCCGCCGATGGTTGGGCCTACTTCTCTCAAGAATCAGCGCGTTTCACTCCTCCCTGGTGATATCACCTACATCGACCAGGTGACCGGTCAGGACGGTTTTAAACCCGCATACCTGGTAACTCCCAGCACTGGCGATTTAATAACCGACATTCAGGACACGCGCCAGACCATCAACAGCGCCTACTTCGTCGATCTGTTCATGATGCTTCAGAACATCAATACCCGCTCAATGCCGGTGGAAGCGGTGATCGAGATGAAGGAAGAAAAGCTCCTGATGCTGGGGCCGGTACTGGAACGCCTGAACGACGAATGCCTGAACCCACTGATTGACCGTGCATTCTCGATGATGGTGCGTAAGAACATGCTGCCACCGCCGCCGGACGTGATGGAAGGTATGCCTCTGAAAGTGGAATACATCTCCGTCATGGCTCAGGCGCAGAAGTCTATCGGTCTGTCCAGTCTGGCATCAACTGTCAACTTCATCGGACAACTTGCGCAGGCCAAACCTGAAGCACTCGACAAGCTCAACGTTGACCAGGCGATCGACGCATTTGCTGATATGTCCGGCGTATCGCCGACTGTCATAGTGCCGCAGGACCAGGTTGAACAGACGCGTCAGGACCGTGCGCAGCAGCAACAGCAACAGCAGGCAATGGCAATGGCTCAGATGGCAGCGCAGGGAGCCAAGACTCTCAGTGAGACGCAGATGAAAGATCCCAGCGCGCTCTCAGCAATGGCTCAGGCAGCAGGCAGGCAACAGCAATGACAGATTACGACGACGACAAACTGAAAGAAGAGAACGCGCGTAAGCAGCGCGATCTGGCTCAACGTGAAATCGACGACATCCGTTTCGTCATGGACAGCAAGCAGGGCCGCCGCGTCGTCTGGTCAGTGCTGGAGAAAGGGCGTGTATTTTCCGCCATTCCTCCGATGGACGCGCTGGCAATGGCATTTAACGAAGGGCAGCGCAATCTGGCGCTGGAGTTGTTTCAGCGAGTAATGACGCACTGCCCTGATCAGTATCTGAAGATGGCCGCAGAGGCCAGTGAACAGGAGTGAACATGAATTTATTTGAGCGTTTGCTGTATCGCCGCCTTTGCAATGAGCAATCAGTTGATGGTGGCGCGGCACCTGCAGCATCAGAACCCTCACCCGCTGCTGGTGATAATCCGGCTCCTGCTGGCGATCCAGCGCCGAAAGAAGGCGACACGCCACAACCAGGCGCTGAAGGCGATAAGCCAGCAGAAGAAAAGCCAGCCGGCGATAAACCGGCTGAAAAGAAAGAAGACGAAAAACCAGAAGGCGCGCCGGAGAAGTACGAATTTAAGACTGCTGAAGATATCGAACTGGATACCGAAGCGCTGAAGGATTTCGAACCAGTGGCGCGTGAACTGAACCTGACCAACGAACAGGCGCAGAAGCTGGTTGATGTCTATCCGAAGATCCTGGCTGGCGTGCAGCAGCGTCAGGCTGAAGCATGGCAACAGACCACTGAACAGTGGGCTGCAGATGTGAAGGCCGACAAAGAGATCGGCGGTGACAAACTGCCTTCAAATCTCAGCGCCGCGCAGCGTGCGCTTGATCAGTTCGGTACGCCGGAACTCAAGACATATCTGAACGATACCGGGCTGGGGAATCACCCTGATCTGGTTAAGGCGTTCGTGAAAATCGGTAAGGCCATGTCTGAAGACGGCATGGTCACCGGTAGTAATGATGGCCAGCGTAGTGCGGCCGAAGTGCTCTATGGCAAATAAGAGAGGAAATAACCATGGCTGTTAAAGGCTTAACTGCGCTGACGCTGGCAGACTGGGGTAAGCGCATCGACCCAAACGGGAAAGTCGATAAAATCATCGAACTTCTCGCACAAACAAACCCGATCCTTCAGGACATGCTGATTGTTGAAGGTAACCTGCCGACCGGACACAAAACAACTGTTCGTTCCGGTCTTCCGTCGGCAACCTGGCGTTTGCTGAACTACGGCGTGCAGCCAAGTAAATCGACTACCGTCCAGGTTACTGACGCTGTCGGCATGCTGGAAACCTACGCTGAAATCGATAAATCTCTGGCTGATCTGAACGGCAATACTGCTGAATTCCGCCTGTCTGAAGACCGTGCATTTATCGAAGCGATGAATCAGCAGATGGCGCAGACGCTTTTTTATGGCGACTCCAGCGTAAATCCTCAGCAGTTTATGGGCCTTTCATCTCGCTATTCCAGTCTGTCTGCTGGCAACGCGCAGAACATTATCGATGCAGGCGGTACCGGTACAGATAACACCTCTATCTGGCTGGTTGTTTGGGGTGAAAATACTGTTCACGGCATTTTCCCGAAAGGCCAGAAAGCTGGTTTGCAGATGGAAGATAAAGGGCAGCAGACACTGAAAGATGCCGCTGGTGGTCAGTACGAAGGCTACCGTACCCATTACAAGTGGGATAACGGTCTTTCCCTTCGTGACTGGCGTTACGTTGTGCGCATTGCAAACATCGATGTCAGCAACCTGTCAGATCCTGCCACAGCGGCAAACATTGCGAAACTGATGGTGAAGGCACTGCATCGCATTCCTAACCGTGGCATGGGCCGCCCTGTTTTCTATATGAACCGCACTATTGGTCAGGCGCTCGATCTGCAGTCGCTGGAGAAAACCTCTCTGGCGATCAGCGTGAAAGAGACCGAAGGCGAATGGTGGACCTCTTTCCGTGGTGTACCGATCCGCGAAACTGACGCTCTTCTGGAAACTGAAGCGCGCGTGGTGTAACGCCTGTTATTAACCTGTGGGCCTTAACTGGCCCATTAATGGAGAAAGAAGATGATCCTCGACAAACTGTTGATGTTCTCCGAAGCGCAGGCAGTTACGGCTTCCGCAGCTTCTACCGATGTAATCGACCTCGGCCCGATTGACGGCACCCGCCGCGATATCGGCGTCGGTTATCCGCTTGAGTTCTTGGCAATGGTGAATACCACAGCTACCGCTGCCGGTGCTGCAACTGTGAACGTTCAGTTGCAGACCAGCCCGGACAACAGCACATGGACCACTATCTATGATAGCGGCGCACTTGCGCTGGCTGCATTAACTGCCGGTAAACGTGTTGCTTCCGTCAAAGTACCTTCCGGAGTTCTGCGCTATCTGCGTGTGAATTATTCCGTCGGTACTGGCCCGCTTACGGCTGGTGCATTCACTTCCGGCATTAACCTGGATGTTGATGCAAATACGCCGTATCCGATCCGCTCCAAAGTAACCGGTTAAGGGGATATAGATGTCAGGTGAGAAACCGAAGTACCGCGTTCTGCGCCTCTCTCATATCCACAATAATCTGTGGCCGGAGGGTTCGGAAATTGAATACGACGGCGAGCCAGGTAGTGCACTGGAACCCATCAACGATGCAGCGAAGGCGGCGAAAGCAAAGGTTACAGGTAAAGCAGCAGAAGTCGTAACCAGTGCCAAACCCATCAACGATGCAGCGGAAGATGGCGATCTGGATAAGATTCGCGAAGAGTATGAACTGCTCTTTAACGAGAAACCGCACCATAACGCCAAAGCCGAAACGCTTCGCGAGAAGATCGCAGATAAGCGTAAAGAACTGGGCGTGTAAGCCTCGCGTATCAGACAAGGGGCTTCGGCCCCTTTATTGCAGGAGTGTATATGGAAATGGTCAACCTCAAAACCGGCACTGACAACTATCAGGATGAGAGCGGAGAAACCAAAACCCGTGACGATTATCCATGGGGTCTGTGCATTAACCTTGATAATGACACGCTGAAAAAGCTCGGCGCTACGCCGCAGCCCGTTGGCACTGAGGTGATGATTACGGCGAAGGCAACCATCAAGAGCATGTCCACGCGCGAAGATGGCGAAGGCGTGCGCCACGATGCAAGCCTGCAGATCACCGACATGGCGATCGCACCTGCAACCGGAGAGCCTGATAAATCAGCGGCTGAAACCCTTTATGGTAACGGGGGTGAGTGATGGCTTCTGTTGTCGAGATCTGCAACCGCGCGCTGTCGAATATCGGCAACAGCCGCAGCATTAACAGCCTGACGGAAGCCAGCAAAGAGGCGGGGGAGTGCTCCCTGCATTTCGATGCTTGCCGCGATTCTGTTCTGTCAGACTTTGACTGGAACTTTGCCACCAAACGCCTGGCGCTTGCCGATACGAATAACCCGCCGCCTGACTGGGCGTATGCGTACCAGTATCCGTCTGATTGTCTGCGCATCACTGAAATCATGCTTCCCGGTGTGCGAAACCCAACTTCTGCAATGCGTGTTCAGTATGAAGTGGGTGCAGATGCAGACGGCACAGGGAAACTGATTTACACAGACCAGGCGCAGGCATGGCTCAAATATGTAACGCGCATTACTGACGTGAATATGTTCGATTCCATTTTCATGGAGGCGCTGGCGTGGCGTCTGGCGGCCGCCATCAACATGGCGCTGACCGGCAATGCTGATCTCGGCACATTTGCCCTCAACATGTACAACCGCGTGATCCTTAGCGCTGGCTCCCATAGCCAGAACGAATCACAGGAGCCGCAGCCGCCAGTGGATGAATTTACTGTAGCGAGGTTGTCCTGATGGCTATCAGTTGGATCCAGCCCAGCTTTGCCGGTGGCGAAATTGGCCCGTCGCTGTACGGGCGTATCGACATGGCGAAATACCAGGTGGCATTGCGCAAATGCGATAACTTTATCGTGCGTCAGTATGGCGGCGTGGAGAATCGCCCGGGGACGCGTTTTGTCGGTGCCGCAAAATATGCTAACCGCAAATGCCGACTGATCCCGTTCCAGTTCTCTACTGTTCAGACCTATGCGCTGGAGTTCGGTCACCAGTACATGCGCGTTATCAAAGATGGCGCGCTGGTGCTGAACAGCAGCAACGTTATTTATGAGATCGCTACGCCATACGCTGAAGCCGATCTCTTTCGCATCAAGTTCACCCAGAGCGCTGACGTTCTGACGCTGGTACACCCGTCTTACCCTCCAAAAGAATTGCGCCGCTACGCTCATGACAACTGGCAACTCGTCGATGTAACGACGAAGAATGGTCCGTTTGAAGATATCAACGTTGATGAGTCTGTAACTGTGTATGCCAGTGCCAGCACCGGGACAATAACGCTGACGGCGAGCTCTGCTATCTTCGGCGCTGAGCAGGTGGGGAAATTATTCTACCTTGAGCAGCCAGCGGTTGATTCAGTTCCGGTATGGGAAACTGATAAGACAACTGCAATTAATGATATTCGCCGCGCTGACAGCAACTACTATCGTGCGAACACTGCCGGTAAAACCGGGACACTTCGACCATCTCACACTGAAGGTATGGCGTGGGATGGGTGGGGAGGTGATACAGGTATCCAGTGGGAATACCTGCATAGTGGTTTTGGTATCGTCCGCATTACGGCCGCCAGCGGAACAACGGCAACAGCCACGGTACTTTATTACATTCCATCACAAGTAGTTGGATCCGCTAATGCCAGCTACAAGTGGGCAAAGTACGCATGGAACAGCGTTAACGGCTACCCTGGCACTGTCGTCTATTATCAGCAGCGTCTGTATTTCGCTGCCTCGACAGCATTCCCGCAGACAATCTGGGCGAGTCGTACCGGTGACTATAAAGACTTCGGCAAGAGCAATCCGACGCAGGACGATGACCGGATCATTTACACCTATGCCGGTCGTCAGGTTAACGAGATCCGCCACCTTATTGATATTGGTACGTTGGTGGCGCTGACATCTGGTGGCGAGTACGTCATTACCGGCGATCAGAATAAAGTGCTTACTCCGTCTGCATTCGCTTTCAGTTCTCAGGGTTCCAACGGTTGCAGCAACGTACCTCCCATCGCCGTTGCTAACATCGCTCTGTTTGTCCAGGAAAAGGGCAGCGTGGTCCGTGATCTCGCCTATTCATTTGATGTCGACGGATATCAGGGTAATGACCTGACCATTCTGGCTAACCATCTTTTCCAGAAACGCAGCATTGTTGACTGGTGTTTCTCTATCGTTCCGTACTCCAGCGCCTTTTGCATTCGTGATGATGGAAAGTTGCTGGTGATGACCTATCTGCGTGATCAGCAGGTGTTTGCATGGGCGCCACAGTCCAGCGCCGGGAAATACGAAAGCACATGCAGCATCAGTGAAGGGAATGAAGATGCGGTGTATTTCATCGTCAACCGCACAATCAACGGTCAGGTAGTCAGATACATCGAGCGACTTTCGAGTCGCATGTTTACCAACGATGAAGATGCGTTCTTTGTTGATTCAGGGCTGAGTTATGACGGGCGTAACACTTCAACCAGGACAATGACCATCAGCGGCGGTTCCGGCGACTGGAGCTATAAGGTTGATTACCCGGTTACGGTGACCGGTGGATCCTATTTCTCCAGCGGTGACATTGGTGCACAGATTCAATTCCCGTATACCGGAACAGACCCTGACAATGGCGAAAGCGTTGCCAAAGAGCTTCGCGGTGACATCGTTTCTGTAACCAGTAACACGGCGGTTGTCGTGCGTTTTAATCGCGATGTGCCGACCGTTCTTCGAAACGTAGCAACTACCAACTGGCAGATGGCGCGACAGACGTTTGGCGGCCTGTCTCATCTTGAAGGCCAGAAAGTGAATATTCTTTCTGATGCCAACGTAGAACCACAGAAAGTGGTTTCAGGCGGATCTGTGACGCTGGAATCTCCTGGCGCTGTTGTTCACATCGGACTGCCAATCACAGCCGAATTTGAAACGCTGGACATCAATATCAACGGGCAGGAAACGCTTCTTGATAAGAAACAGGTGATCCCTGCCGTAACGCTGGTGGTTAATGCCAGCCGCGGCATATGGGCTACCACACCAGGCGGGAAGTGGTACGAGTATCCGCAGCGTGAATTCGAGTTTTACGACGATCCTGTTGATGATGCCACCGGGAAAGTGGAAGTGAAACTCGACAGCAACTGGGACAAAAACGGACGTGTAAAAATCCGTCAACTTGACCCACTGCCGCTTTCCGTCCTTGCTGTTATTCCTCGCCTGACTGTGGGGGGATTCTGATGATCGACGTGCAATTACTCCCGGCAACCGAAGAACACCTGCAAATGATTCTGCCCAACGTGCGTCAGGCTGATATTGATGAACTGTATGCGGTATCGCTGATGACCACTGAAGCGGCTCTGCGCGTAGGTCTACGCACGGCAACAATGGCCTGGTCTGGCTTTGCTAACGGTGAACTTGTCACCATGTTCGGAGTGTCTCCTGCTTCCATGATCGGCGGAAATGGCATCCCCTGGCTGGTCAGTACGCATCTTGTAGAAAAGTATCAGAAGACATTTCTCCGCCGTAGCCGTTACGCATTGCAGGACATGTTGGCGGTTTATCCGAGCCTGGAAAACTATGTAGACGAACGAAACCACGTAGCGAAGGCATGGCTGCACTGGCTCGGCTTCCGGCTTGAAGATGCTGCGCCGTATGGCGCGCTTGGCCTTAATTTCCACCGATTCCATATGGAGAGAAAATAATGTGCAACCCGGCAATAGCACTCGTCGCTGTAACAGTGGCATCAGCCGCCGCCAGCGCATACAGCCAGAATCAACAGTCAAAGTATCAGTCAGCAGTGGCAGATCAGAACGCTGATATTGCTGAATCACAGGCGCAGGATGCAATCAACCGTGGGAATATTGAAGCTGATCAGCGCCGCCGGGAAATGCGGCAGCGTGCCGGTACTGCTGCAGCAACTATGGGCGCTACTGGTGCTGAGCTGAGCAGCGGTACCGCGCTGGATGTGTTTGCTGATAATGCGCAGTTCGGAACGCTGGATTCTCTCACCACTGTTAATAACGCTCAGCGTGAGGCATACGGCTATCAGGTGCAGGGAATGAATGCGCAGGCACAAGGTGCCGCCGCTCAGTCAGCAGGACAATCGGCAATGACACAGACCCTGTTAACTGCTCCACTGAAAGCATACGGGGCGTATCAAATGGGTGGTGGCGGTAGTATCAACCCGTTCAGCAAGTCAGGAACCACGCCGATGTTATCGAATAGCAGTTTCCTTAATTCAGATGCACGATTCAAAATTGGGGGTTACTGATGCCTGTAGTTCCTACAACATCCGGTCGCCAGGTGCAAAGCCGAGGTGTGCAAACTGGTGGATTTCAGACTTTCGACGTTCCTCAGACTGGTCAGGTGCTGGCGAATGTCGCAGATCAGTATGCCGGTGTTTTCGCACAGGCCAAACAACGCGCCAATGTAGCGATGGCTCAGGATGCGTCATTGAGTCTGAGCCAGATAAGCAGTGATCTCCTGAATAATCCTGAAACTGGTCTGCTCAACCTGAAGGGGAAAAATGCGATCGGCAAGGGACAGGAGTATACGCAGCAATTTGATTCGCAGGTCGAACAACTGGCGATGACGCTTCCGGATGAGCAATCACGTAGCGCCTTCATGCAGCAGGCGCAACAATATCGGGTGCAGTTCACTACGCAGGCCGGGCGTCATGAGATCGGGCAAATCAATGCGTATGAAGAAGGCCAGTTCCAGGCGACTCTGCTGAATAACGGAAAGAATGCCGCTGCAATGTACGGTGACAATGCCGCGTATGTATCTGCGAACCAGCAAACTTTTCAGCAGATCGATGAATATGGCGCCGCGCATGGCTGGAGTGATGAGCAGATTCAGGCCAAGAAAGTCGAGTTCAAAGAAAAGGTAGCAGATTCTGCCCTGTCTCAGTGGTCAGCCAATAATGCGACAGCATTTATCCAGAGCAACGGCGAGTTAAGCGATACAGTTGCGGGTTCGCGCCGGGCAATATCTGATGGCGGTGCCGCTGGTGGTGTTCGCGGTGTTCGCAACAATAACCCCGGAAACCTCGAGTACAGCAAAAGCAATCCGTGGGTAGGCCAGACTGGTGATGATGGGCGCTTTGCCAAATTTGAAACGCCAGAGCATGGCATTCGTGCGCTGGGCCGCAACCTGATGTCATACCAGCGTCAGGGTATTGATACCGTCAGCGAGATCATTAATCGCTGGGCACCGCCGGCTGACAACAATGACACAACCGCCTATATCAAAGCGGTATGCGAGCAGCTTGGCGTTTCTGCGGATGAGCCTCTTGATTCGTCTAACCCTGATACCCTGAAGGCACTTTGCGCTGCGATCATTCATCATGAGAACGGTAGTCAGCCATATAGCGATGAGCAGTTAACCAGCGGCGTCAGCGCGGCGCTTGGACTGTCATCCATTCCAACTAACACCAAACGCTACACCGGCAACGCGGCATTCGATGCGGCATCACCAGAAGCGCAGGCCACCTTCATGCGGCAGGCAGATCAGATGCGTCGTCAGCAGCAGGCAGAGTATAAAACGACGATTGACAGTCAGGTACGAGATGCAACAGCGGCATATATGCGCGGTGTTGAGTTTCCTGACCCGCCGGATGAGGCTGCTTTCATGGCTGCTTATGGCGTCCGTGAGGGTAACATTCGGTACACCGAATTTAAAAACACGCAGATTGCCGGACAGTACATCGGCTCGTTCCGCAATATGCCGACCAGCAGCATCACCGCATACGTCGATCAGTTGCGTCCAGATACCGGTGAAACTGGCGAAGGATACGCGTCACGCGCCGCGCTTTATGACAATGTGGTTACCGCGGCAAATCAGGTAATAAAACAGCGGCAGGCTGACCCTGTACAGTTCTCGCTGGCCGCCGGGCAGACGAAACCGATCGACATGAATAACCAGGCAAACTTCGGTCAGAGTATCGCGTTGCGTGCTGCACAGGTTAATGATCTGGCAAAAGCATACGGCACGCCGCTGACGTTTTTCTCTAAAGAAGAAGCGAATCAGATCGGAACTTTCTTCCGTGATGCTCCAGTCTCTCAACAGTCTGCGTACTTGGACACCATCCGGCAGAGCACCGGCGGCGGTCAGGTGTACATGTCAGCACTCCAACAGATTAGCGCCAATGCACCATCTGCTGCCGTTGCCGGGATCCTGATGGATAAACCAGGCGGAGTGGTTGCAGAGAAAAACTGGTTCAATCCTGATGTATCGGTATCACCAGAAACAGCAGCGCAAACCATTCTGTCCGGTGCCGCAGCGCGAAAAGGAACTGATGATGCTAAGGGTATCGCAATGCCGAAAGATACCGATCTGCGCCTCGAGTTCTCTGACATGGTGAAGGACGCATTTGCCGGTGACGCGCAGGGCGCATCGATGGCCTATGAGATCGCAAAAGACTATTACGCCGGGGTGATGGCGAAGAAGGGCGTAGTGTCGGGTGAAATTGACAGTGACACCTGGAAGCAGGCTGTTAACGTAGCTACTGGCGGCGTGCACGATTATAACGGAATGGGAAATGTCCTGCTGCCGTGGGGCATGTCATCAGAGCAATTCGATAAACAGGTTGATCAGGCATGGAAAGCGCAGGTTACTGGCGCAGGAATAAAAGCACCGCCAGGCCAGTACGGTCTGCAAAGCTACGGTGACAGCCAGTACCTGGTGAAACTCGGTACCGGTTATCTGTTGAAAGATGACGGTACGCCTGTCGTTATCGATCTCACACAGCAGCGTCAGCGCTTCTCCGGAGATATTCCACAATGAGTTACTTCGGCCTTAACCCGGTAAACCAGAACCAGCAACTTGATGAAGCTGCTTCAAATCCTGCTGGCTTTAACAGTGATGTTGGGTTCTTTGATAATACTGTCGGCGCGGCGGCGTCCGGTCTTTATTCCGGCCTGGTGGCAAAACCTGATCAGTTGCTGTGGGCAGGGATGGATAAAATCGTATCCCCGATTGCTCAGTTTGTTAACGAAAACACCTCGTTCAATGACACTTCAGTTTCATACATTGCCGAGCAGCGAAAACTCGCAGAGCAGCAGGTAAAGCGGCTGACGCCTGATTCCGCGACAACCGGCACAGCCGGGCAGGTTCTTTATGGGCTGTTCGATATGGGTGGGCAGGCTGTTGTTGGTACAACGCTCGGTGGTCCTGTCGGCGGCGCGGCGGCCGTTACTTCTCTACAGGGGTTTTCTGAATTTGAACGGCTGACAGCACAGGGTGTTGATTTCAGGACGGCGCAGGAAGCGGGATTAGTGCAGGGCATCACTGCAGGTGCCGGAACGCTGATCCCGATGAGTCTCGGGTTACGTGCTGGTGGTGCGCTGGCGGAAGGTGTTGGCGCGCAACTGGCAAGAACCGGAGAAAGTGCAGTACGCAGCGCAGCGGCGACAGCAGTACGCGCAGCACCTGACATTGCCTACGCAGCAGGGACTAACATTGCGTTTGGCATGGCGCAGCGTGGGCTGACTGCAAAGACTCTGCGTGATGGCGGCTATAACGAAATGGCGAACCAGTACGATGTTTTTGATCGGCAGGCTATCGCCATTGATGCTGTGCTTGGCGTGGCGTTCGGCGGTGTCGGCAGGTTCATAAACTCTCGAGGTGAAGCCGCCAGTGTGCCGGAATTTTCACCTGCTGATGTCGATGCGGCGCTGGCGGCAAATGCAGCCCATCATGCTGAGATTGATATTGCTCCAGGCGTGCCGGTTAACGTTCTTTCGCGTGATGCGCATATTCAGGCACTGCAAAAAGCAATGTCTGATGTCAGCCAGGGTAGGGCGGTTGATGTGGCAAGCATTGCGGAACCGGCTTCATTCACTGAAATTCCAGGGCGCAGAAACCTGATTTCTCAGGCGATCGATGAAACCCTGTATCGCACAGATGAAGGTAGCACTCAGGTTGCAGTTGATACCAGGGCGCTTGAGCAGCAGGCTGCACAGGCTTTAGACGTTGAGCAGGTTAATCAGTTGCAGACTGATATCGCCGGTATTGAGCGATCCATTGAAACACTCAACCAGGAGCGATCAGGAGTCCTGAACGAACAACCTTCAGGCAGCGGACGTGAATTATCGCGTGCACGCGCAGCGCGTCAGGAAAGGCTGCGTGATATTGACCAGCGAATCAATGACGAGTCGGTCAGACTACAGACGGCAAAGGATAATCTGGCGGCGAATGTTGAGGGAGGGGTTAACTTTGAAGCGCGGGCGGAATTAGCCAGACGCCAGCAGGCAGAAAGCGATCTCAATGCTCAGGCTGTTTCATTCTACAAAACGGCAGAGGTCCGGACTCCTGACGAGGCTGCACCTTTTGAACCTGGTGCTGTATTGCGGCAGGTAGAGCAAAGGCCAACAGCGGATCAGGCCGGAGATATGGATCTGCGTATCGCTGAAGACTCACTGGTTGAATCACCTGACATGATGATCACCGTTCTCGATGATGACGGAAACCCGCAGTCGCGCAGTGCTCGGGAAGTGCTGGACGAAGCGAGCAGAGAGAATGAGCAGGCAATACAGGATTCCAGCCTTTTTGACGTAGCTGTAGCGTGTTTCTTGAGAGGATAATTGAATGAGACAGGAATGTATTCAGGCCGTGCAACAGGCCGCACAGCGCACTCTTACAGCCCGAGAAATACAGAATATCGAAGACCGCATTTACCGCAATATGCGATCTATCGCCCGTGACGATCCGATGTCATGGCGTCAACTTAACGACGCTGAACGCCTGCGCCGCGCCGGGCAACTGGCGGCTGAAGAGTTGCAGCGAGAAGCGGCACTGAAAAAACGCCGTGTCGCGCTTACCATCGCAGCGCGTCAGCGCCTTGACAACTTCATTAACAGTTATCAGGGTGCTGACGGAAAGCTAGGCGCACTCAACCGCACGATCGCCTTCAGCGCCGACGGTAAATCAAACTTTCTGTCTGTTGAGTCTCGAACGAAAGCGACGCGTGATTACGCATTAAGCCAGTTGCAGGAAGCATTTGAAGCCGTTGACCCTCGTTTCTTTGGCCTGTTTGAAGATGAAGCCGGCGTGCGCGATCTGGTGTTTGAGATGCGCGGGCAGAATACTGGCAATGCGAAGGCCAGAAAAGGGGCGAAAGCCTGGGGGGAGGTTACTGAACTGCTGCGCCGCCGCTTCAATGATGCCGGTGGCGATATCGGCTACCTGGAAAACTGGGGTATACCTCAGCACCACTCGATGGAAAAGGTTGGTGCTGTATCGAAAGATAAATGGGTAAGCGATGTGATCGGCAAACTCGATCGCAAATATTACATCCGCGCCGACGGCCAGTTGATGAATGATACTGAGTTGTCATCTTTTCTCGGTGAAGCCTATAACACGATTGCCACAGGCGGCCTTAATAAACTCACTGATACCGGTATGCGTATTTCCGGTGCGCGGGCAAACCGTGGCAACGCGTCACGCCAGATCCACTTTAAAGACGCTGATTCATACCTTCAGTACCAGCAGATGTATGGCGACAGGTCACTCTGGGAAATCATGGTAGGGCACCTGGAAGGTATCAGCAAAGACATTGCGCTGGTGGAGACATACGGGCCAAACCCGGATCACGTGTTCCGATCTCTGCTTGACCAGACGAAATCAGAGACAGCCACGGCTAACCCGCAGAACACAGGCAAAATAGAACGGCAGGCGAACAGCACAGAGAACCTGTACAACTTCATTTCTGGAAAGACGCAACCTGTAGCGAATCCGCACATCGCTCGCTGGTCTGACAATATCCGCAACTGGATGGTTGCCAGCCGTCTCGGTTCCGCGCTTCTGTCATCATTCTCTGATCTCGGAACCATGTACCTGTCTGCGAAGGTTACCAACCTGCCAATGAACCAGTTATTTCGCAACCAGTTAGAGGCAATGAACCCCGCTAACCGCACGGAACTGGCGCGGGCACGCCGGGCTGGTCTGGCAATGGAATCACTACTTGGCAGCGTTAACCGCTGGGCGATGGATAATATGGGGCCATCTGTATCCCGCTGGGCGGCAACCGCTGTAATGCGCGCCAGCGGCCTGACGGCATGGTCAGATGCTCACAAGCGCGCCTATGGTGTCACCATGATGGGTAGCCTGGGGGAAGTTGTCACCATAACGCCTGACCTGAAAAGCCTGTCTAATGACGATTTTCGTATACTGAAAAGTAAGGGGATCACCGATACCGACTGGAGTGTGTGGAAGCTGGCGCAACAGGAGGACTGGGGGAAAGGAAACGATACGATGCTGACGCCGGAAAGCATCATGCGCATTCCTGATGCTGCTGTAGAGCATCTCGGATCGCCGGAGCGCGTGAAGTTCGAAGCGATGCGTAAGCTACTCGGAGCGGTTACCGAAGAAGTTGACATGGCTGTGATAACTCCGGGTGCGCGTGAGCAGATGGTTACTGGTTCAGGCATCCAGCGCGGGACATGGAAGGGAGAACTAACCCGTAGCGTATTCCTGTTTAAGTCTTTCCCGATCTCAGTTGTCATGCGTCACTGGTCGCGTGCAATGGGAATGCCGTCTGCCGGTGGGCGTGCGGCATACATCGCGACGTTTATCGCCAGTACAACCATTCTTGGCGCGCTGTCGCAGCAGTTAAACGATATGGCATCAGGCAGGAACCCGCGTGATATGACCGGTGATGATGCCGCAAAATTCTGGCTTGGTGCATTACTGAAAGGTGGTGGTCTTGGCCTGTATGGCGATTTCCTTCTGTCTGATCACACTAGGTACGGAAGTGGTGCGCTGGCGTCGATGCTTGGCCCGGTGGCTGGTCTTGTTGATGATGTCGTTAAGATTGCCCAGGGTATCCCGCTTAATGCTGTAGAAGGAAAATACGAACAAACTGGCGGTGATCTGGTGAAACTTGGCAAAGGACTGACGCCTGGCGCGAATATCTGGTATCTCAAAGCCGCCATAGATCACATGATCTTCAACCAGATGCAGGAGTATTTTTCTCCTGGCTATCTGCGTAAGATGGAACAACGTTCGAAGAAAGAATTTAACCAGACATACTGGTGGCGGCCGCAGGACACGCTACCGCAATAGAAGGGAGTTGGTATGGGTTATATTGAAGCGAAGTTGAGTTTACTTGGAAGAATGCGAGTTATTGCTCTGCTGCTGAATGCAATAGTATTTCTGGGTAGTTCATGGGCTTTGTATAAAACCGGAATTTTTACAACGTCATGGTATAACGAAGGTGATGCAGTATTATGCGTACTTCTAATGCTATGTACAGCATTAAGCATCTTTGCCATCAATAACCCGATTATTCTTGATAAAACAGATGATGAATCGTCTTCGCTACTATTTTTATGGTTGAAGAGAAAAAAGCTCGAGCATCTTGAGAAAATAAAAGAACTTAAAAAATAGCGTGACATGTCACAAAGGCCGCTTTCGCGGCCTTATTCTTATCAGAACCCACCAGCCTGGCTGTTGATGTACTGCGCGTGCGTCTGGATGTCGCGCAGGCATTTACTGGCACCTACGATGTAGCTGATCATCGTGGTGAACTCCGCCGCCGCGCCGGATACGTCGTGGCCGTCGTCCTGCATCTGGTTCAGCAGGTTCATCAGCAGTGAGCGATCCGCCAGCCCAACAACACCTTCCGGCGAGTGAATCATGTCGCGGTAGCCGGGTTTGAGTGGGGCGCTGTAGTTCTTCTGTTCAATCTGCATGGCCTGCATAACTGCTGATGCTGTGGCATTGGCAACCTGATCAGCAACCATCTTAATGCGGTCTTCTTGCGGGAGCGTATTTTTGATGTAACTACCGGTGCGGCGGATCTGCGGCAGCACTTCGCCAGTTACCCATTTACGGAAACGGTAGGGAATAGTCCCAGGTGTTACTGCATCGCGGCAGCGCAGGATCAGAGTATAGAGGCCGGATTCGTTTATGACATTAACGGTCTGACTACCTTTTACGGTGTAAGTTGAACTTACACCCTTCTCATCATCATCTAATGCTTTCAACGACATGCGGGAGTTAGTCAACCCAAGAGCTTTGCAAACGTCTGATGCAGCAAACCATGGATTACCATCAATGTTGAACATGCGAACAGGTGTGGATGATTCGAACTTAAATACTGCGTCTGGAGATGGTTTTCTTTGAGTTGTCATAGTGATCACCTTTGTAGTTCCGGTTAATCACCACCGCTGAGACCAATCAGATGGTGGTGAACTGTGCAGAGTTGGTCTTACCGGCTACAAAGGACCCGGCGCACCGTGAGGTGCCCCCACACAGCCCACCATAGAATATGGGTGCTATGCTTCACGCATAAAAAAACCGCTCGCGCGGTAATGCGCCTCTGTAGTAATCCGGGAGACCAATCCCGGCACTGGATTTTGCCAGTGCCTGATCACTATGGCACAAGAATTATGCATTGTAAATTTACCTGTGAGGTAATAATAAACGGCTTCACAGGTAATTACAAACCTTATGTGGTTTGCCGTCGTAGTTGCTCTACGCAATAATCCAGGTGCGTCTGCAGATCCTTCATCGATAACTGTGAACTGGTGACATAGTTCACCAGCGCAGTCAGTTCTGCCAGCGGTCCATCAACGTTAAATCCGTCTTTGTCCAACTGGCGCAGCAATTTCATAAGGTGTGAGTCCTCCACCAGGGATATGACGCCTCCCGGCGTGTGTACTCTTTCAGCAAATCCATCTTCCAGCGGGTGGTGATACTGCCGTTGCATCTCTTCATCTCCATGCAATCACTGTATGCTTATACAGTAGCAAAGACTTTCTCCACTATCCAGCACAGAATGCAAATTACCTTATCGGTAATAAATGTGTTGAATGTTATTTATTCGATACATATACGGTTATTCAGGTAATAGAATGGATGGGACTGCATGCGCGATGGGCGCACAAGCTATCCGGAGATAATGACATGACGGTCTCAACCGAAGTTGACCACAACGATTACACCGGGAACGGCGTCACAACGACATTCCCGTATACCTTCAGAATTTTTCAGAAGTCTGATCTGGTTGTTCAGGTTGTAGACCTGGATGAAAATATAAGCGTTCTGGTCCTTGATACGGACTACACAGTTACCGGTGCTGGTGGATACACTGGCGGCAATGTGATATTGGCTACGGCGCTTGCCAGTGGATACCAGATCTCCATTTCGCGCGAGTTACCTGTTACTCAGGAAACAGACCTTCGCAATCAGGGTAAGTTCTTCGCTGAAGTTCATGAAGACGCTTTCGATAAGCTGACTATGCTGATCCAGCAAGTAAGAAGTATGTTCAGCCTGGCGCTGCGCAAGCCTACATTCGTGGCAAATTATTATGATGCTATGAACAACTATATTCGAAATCTGAGAGATCCTGTACGTCAGCAAGATGCAGCAACAAAAGGGTATGTTGACAGTTTGTCAGGAACAAATTTAAACAGAACCCTACGTGTTCCTGAAGCAGTAATATCTGTTTTGCCTGACATTGAAGATAGAAGAAATAAAGCGTTAAGTTTCGACTACGCCGGTGAGCCATTGCTATTAGATCCATCAGGAAGTGGATTGTGGGGTTATGTTCTGATTGATTCATTTCAGTTAGGGGCAACAATATCCACTCGATACCAGGCATTGCGCTGGACTCTTCCGGATGGCGATGGTGAATACTATCGCTGGGATGGTGCACTTCCTAAAATCGTGCCACCTGGTTCCACTCCTGATACCGCAGGTGGCGTAGGCCCTGGTAAATGGGTTGGTGTTGGTGATGCGTCTTTACGCGGACAATTAAACAACACATTCGATGATGTCACATCATTAAGAAATTCAGAAAACCTTATCCCAGATATTCCAGTCTTGCTCGTTAATTACTATTCAGGTGTAGTTGGTGGAGGTGGGGCATTCTATGTTGATGACGCAGATACCACGTCAACAGATAACTCCGGCACTGTATTCGTAAACGCTAGCGGACAACGTATCAAGCGAGTTCTTGATGGCGTATGCCGCTGGTCAGACTTCGGAATTCTGCCAGGCATGCCGGTAGCGCCAACTAAATCGCAGTGTGAAGCAGTATGGGCGTGGGGTTTCGCAAACGGCTGTACCCGGTACGAAACCTTCCAGAAAGGGGAAATGACATTCACTTTCCCTCTGCTGTTCCAGGTGCCTGCTGACTGGACTGGCGGGGCGGTGAGCTTTATTGCTGAGGGTCTGCACAAATTCGCATACGATTTCCGTAATGGCGCCACTGATGATGTGGTAGAGATCATCCTGAAACTTGAAGACCTGTCAGGGAACACACCCATCCATACTATTTATAATTTCGATAACGTTGGGATGGGGCGGTTCCCTGGTAAGAGCATCCGATACACCGCTCTACGCCACACGAACGCAAAAAACTCAATGATCAAGGTTACCGGGAAGAACAACTACGGATATGCCCTGTTCATAGGCGGTAGTGATAACAGCATCGTGTACAATTCAACGTTTTATAACTGCGATGGACAATTGCTTGTAACGTCACCGGGAGGAGCTTACGACAACTTCGGTGATGCGATTTATGTTGGCGCTAAAAATGTGTCTATCCAGAGTCCTGTCATTGAAACAACACAGGGTGGTAGAGCTGGTATCGTATTCGAAGGGACAAGTGTTGATCGTGTTGGTGGTGAGGTAACAAACTGCTTCATTAAGGGATATGATCGCGGTATTCACATTGAAACCATTGGCTACAGAATGGACGCAGTTAATATTACTGGAGGCAGGATACAGGATTGTAATACAAGCATATTGGCATTTAATGGAGTAGCCGCCGATATGGGAAGTGATATGTCTGTTATTGTCAAGGGATTAACATCGCGGCTTGATAGCACAATTTCAGGTCATGCTAATCCAACAGGATTTACTCTTGGACACTTTATGGCTTCAGGAATAAACATGCAGATCACCACTGAGGGTTGCTCATGGCAGGCGCAACTTAACAATATAACTATTGTTGGTGGTGGAAAATGGATTAGTAGCGGAGACAGGATGTTTGTTAATTCAGGAGGAATAGCAGCGCCATACGCAAGAAGTATAGAGATAAATAATATGTATGCCCCCGCAAACAGAAACACATTGTCATCATCAGGTAATGTTATATTCACAAACTCATTTTGGGGTGGCGATATAGCGGTAACTGGCGGAAATAAGAGCGTGATAGATAATATAGAGATGACAAGACTCACATTCCCAAATTGCGGGAGAATTAGTCTTGTTGGATCCAATAGCGCCATTGTGAGAAACATAATATTCCAGTTCCCTGATACGTGGGCAATTGACAACACCCAAACTTTGCAGGTGCCTGTATGTCCTATTATTGAAAATATCCATGTAAATAGCACGCCAACAGGAACGGCAACACTGCAGAGGAATGCAGAGAACACAGGTGCATCAGCAAACAGATACAGAAGGGCCATGCCATCATATATTTCAAATGGCACGACATTTACAACAATACCCTAACGTAAAGATTATTGAGGTGGCCCTATAAGGCCACCTTTTTACTTACTCATAATTTCAGATATTTTATTAAATATATATTTACCAACAATCTCAGACCCATATTTTGTGAGGTGAATTTTGTCAGAATAAATTGGCTCACCATCAGGGCTTTGCACAATGCAACTTTTTGCGTCACATAAAGCGTCATTAGGGTTAATGAAATATACACCTTTAGTTTTGCTTGCCCATTCTTCTAATATTCTATTTTCAATTATTTCATTTTTTTCTTCCCTTGCAGGGCATTCAAGCTTTAAAATCGTATTTATAGGAAGCGGATTTTTAGCAAGACATTCAAAAACCTGATATTCAGTGCCTTGTGTCTTTCCAATTACAAATAGCTTTCTACCTTTGGTTGATCTAAAGGCATCCGAATTAACAATGTTGGTTAATTCATTTATGACAATATTTGCATTATTGTCAACAACTTCTTCACCAGTTGCAATATTTTTAAACTTCCAGTCACTACTCCATATTTGAGCGTAGAGCACGTATTTTGATTTATATTTTATGAGCGATTTATTGAAGTGCCCAGACCTATCTATACATGCCTTGGCAATTTTGTCTGAAAAAAATCTAACGTAATTATTTGTTGATATACACCCATCCTGGAATACTGCTGCAAAAGGCTTTCCATATTCTTTCAAAAAAGTAGAATACTGTCTTGCAAAACTATCACCAGTTATAATGAACTCAGGCTCGTTATTGTTTATGTTAAATAGCTGAATGCCGTTTCCTTGAGGTGTTCCAGAGCCTCCATAGTACTTTGCATGAAACTCTTTTGCTGACAGTCCGAATTTTTCATCGACCCTGGATTTAATCCCGTCTTCACTGACATAATAAGATGCATAAAGAGCAATGAAAAACATACAGCAAAGTCCAATGCCGTAACTTCTTCTCTTTTCAACTGTATAGTAGAGTATTATTGAAATTGCCAAAACAATATACAAATAAGTTAAAAAACCAACATCAATATTAAATTTACCTAATGTGACAATGACAGGCCAGTGTACAAGGTAAATCGAGTAAGACCATAGACCAGCTTTTTGAAGAATAATATTTGAAAGTATTGAGTTTTTATTATTTGCAAGAATAACAAAGTATGCGCCAACCACAGGTAGCAATGCAGCATAACCAGGCCACGGAGTTTTATCGCTGATTAGAGCAATGGATGCAACAATGAGCGCGATACCAGCGATTTCAATCTTACCGGAATGCTCTTTGTGCCGAGTGAGAGGGTACAGGAACGCGAGGCCACCAACCATCATCTCCCACGCCCTAGTATAAAGCATAAAGTACGCTGCTGACGGGTCTGTGTATGAAACATAAACAGAAAGCAACAAAGAAACTATCGCTGCGATTACAACGGCTATCTTTATTTTTGATAAAGGCAATATTTTTGATAAAGCATAAATAATGATAGGGTAAATAATATAAAACTGCCACTCTACAGATAACGACCACGTGTGCAGTAAAAATTTACTTCTTGAATCTGCATCAAAATAACCAGACTCAAAAAAATAAGTAAAATTAGAAATGAATAATAAACTACTAAATGAATGATTACCTATGACCTGATAGGTCAATGGCTCAAAAATTAAATATCCAACTATAAGAAGCGCAACCACAACAGCAACTAGCGCAGGAACTATTCTTTTGCATCTTGCAATCAGGAATTTAACAATTGAAAAGTTGTTATTTTCTACACCTCTGAATATTATTGATGTCATCAAAAAACCTGAGATAACGAAAAAAACATCAACTCCAGCAAAACCACCCGGTAAAAAAGATGGGCTAAAATGGAATACCATAACGGATAAGACCGCAATTGCACGAAGACCATTAATATCTTTTCTGAATTTATTATCAACGCCCATTTAATTACCCAAGGAATAATACTCTTTATCTAAATATTATCACCTTATGGGTAATTTTGATAGGAGTAATCTCAGGTAATTATAACCATATATGGTTTATTGTGTATGATGGACTCACCAACTAAGGGGGTTCGTTATGCACAGTAAACGGTGGTCATTATGTCAGCCGGGCTAACCAGTGAGTCTTTAAATCAGTGGCTTAGTATGGGTTCGCTCGCTGCGGTAATCGCAGGAGTTCCGCCAGAAGTGGCGCTCGGTGCTTTGGCTGGTGCGGTAATTTTTGTTACCTCGGCTGTCGAATACCCGATCCGCCGCCGGGTTCTTCTGTCGATGCTCAGCTTTCTCTGCGGCCTTCTCTTCTACAAACCCACAGCATCCATCCTTATCGGCGTAGCCAGCCTGATCCCTACCATCACGCAGGATTCTTTCGAGAAAGGGATCGTATTCTCTGCCGGCGCATTCGTGTCAGCTATCGTCGCAGTTCGTATTGGCATCTGGCTCTATCACCGTTCCGATAATCCACGCGAGTTAATCCCGGGGAGAAAAGACGATGACAACTCATGAGCTTCTTTTGCTTATTGCCAATGCGGTTATCTGTTCAGGCATAGCGATCCGCGTCGGTACATTCCGGCGAAACGGCTCGCAACATCGCCGGTGGGGAGGGTGGATCGCTTACTTTCTCATTGTGGCCGCCGCCAGCATTCCCATCCGCGCTGCCTATGCCATCTGGTATCACACGCCAATGGCCGCCGATTTATCGGAGGTCGTCATCAACGCTGTCATGCTTGCCGCCGTTCTGAAGACACGCGGCAACGTTGTACAGATTTTCAAAATATCGAGGTCTCAACATGGACATTAACCAGTTCCGGCACGCCGCCGGTATAACTGAGCAACTGGCTGTGCGTTGGTATCCACATATCACCACAGCCATGAAAGAGTTTGGCATTATCGATCCACAACATCAGGCAATGTTCATTGCCCAGGTCGGGCATGAAAGCACTGGATTCACCAGGCTGGTGGAGAATTTCAACTACAGCATTTCCGGGCTGTCTGGCTTCATCCGCGCCGGGCGTATAACTCCGGACCAGGCCAGCGCACTTGGCAGGAAAACATATGAGAAGTCTCTTCCCCTGGAACGCCAGCGTGCAATTGCCAATCTGGTGTATAGCAAGCGCTACGGTAACAATGCGCCAGGTGATGGATGGAAATACCGTGCGCGTGGACTCATCGGAATCACGTTCCTCGATAACTACCGGGATTGTGGAAACGGTCTGAAGGTTGATCTGGTAGCTAAGCCTGAACTGCTGGCACAGGATGAATACGCGGCCCGCAGCGCGGCGTGGTTCTTCGCCAGTAAAGGTTGCATGAAGTACACCGGCGACATGGTGCGCGTAACGCAGATCATCAATGGCGGGCAGAACGGAATCGACGACCGGCGCGCGCGGTATATCACCGCCAGTAAGGTGCTTTTATGATCTGGGTATTCGTGAAAGCATACTGGAAACAGTTGCTTATTGTCGTGATGCTTGCTGCGTTGGTTATCAGTTGCGTTGTTGCCTGGAATATCCATGGTGACCGGCAGTATGACGTCGGGTACGCACAGGCGCAGTCAGATCAGAAACAGGCTGATGATAAGGCCCGGGCACAACGAGATAAGGAGAAAACACAAATTGAACGTGATGCGCTATCCCGTATTGAGTCTGCGCGGGCTGATGCTGATTTTGCTGCTGCCTCTTCTGGGCGCCTGCAGTCAGAACTTGACAAGATCAAGCGAATCGCCGAACACTATACCGGAACTTTCCCCACTGGCACGCCAGCCAGCAAGGTCATCAGTGTGCTCGCCGACATGCTTGAAGAAAGCAACCGAGCTTACGTCGCAACAGCAGAAGAAGCTGAGCGATATAGGGTTGCAGGTGAGTCCTGTGAGCAGCAGTATGACGCACTGAAAAAGCGGGGCACCATTAACCTGTGACGGTATATAAAACGGTACGGTGAAAATAAGTTATGAGAAAGATGTTATCACTCAATTGGTTATGTTTGTCGTAAATAATTGAGTGGGAATGATTTACAGCTAACTCATAGCTAATCATTTCTATTCATTTAATAAAATAACCCTCTGTTTTTACGGAGGGTTTTTGTTTATATCTACTCATAACTATTCACTCTACACCACATTTTTCGACGGTACACGTGACGGTATTACCCTAAAGGTATACTCTCATACCGACAGAAACATGGATGCAAAACGGGTGAAAAGTGCTTACCGATACCAAACTGAAAAACCTGAAGCCTCAGGACAAACTCTATAAAGTTTCTGACCGTGACGGGCTGTACGTAGCCGTGCTCATATCAGGCTCTGTCTCGTTCCGCTATGACTACAGAATCAACGGCCGCCGGGAAACTCTGGTGATTGGTCAGTATGGTCGTGACGGTATCAGCCTGGCGGAAGCGCGGGAAGAACTCATTGCGGCTAAAAAGTTGCTCAAGTCAGGCCAGTCGCCTGCTGCGGCAAAGCGTGACGGTATCAAAAAGATCCGTGGCGCTGAGACATTCGCGGTACATACCGACAGCTATATGAAGCACGTCATTCTGGCTGACAGCACCCGCGCCATGAAGCAGGCAGTGATCGACCGTGACATACTTCCTGTGCTTGGCAACAAGATGATGGCGGAGATCACCACATCGATGGTGCGCGATCTGTGCGACAGGATTGTAGAGCGTGGCGGCCGTGCGACGGCAGTACAGACCAGGGAGATTATCAGCAGCGTATACCGTCACGCTAATGACCGTGGGCACGGTCTGTTTAACCCGGCAGCAGACATAAAGCCGTCGTCAATTGCCATGTTCAAGCCGCGAGAACGTTGCCTGCAACCAGAAGAGATTGGAATTTTCTTCCGCACACTCGATACCGTCGCGGCTATGGCAACGATGAAGCTGGCAACTAAACTGGTGCTGCTGACGATGGTCAGAAAAAATGAATTCATCAATGCCACCTGGAAAGAAATCGACTTCAAAAAATGGACATGGACTATTCCGTCAAAAAGGATGAAGGGAAGCCGGGCGCACGTTATCTACCTGCCAAAGCAGGCGCAGGATCTGATGGTTGGCCTGCAGATGTGTGCTGGTGGAAGCGAGTACCTTTTGCCCGGGCGCTATTCAGTGAGCAAGCCGTTATCCAATGCAGCGCTAAACCGTCTGATCACCACCACAGTGGAATCAGCACAGTCGGCAGGATGCAACCTTGAACACTTCGCTGTACACGACCTGCGCCGCACTGCCAGCACGCTGTTGCATGAAGCTGGCTATCCATCAGACTGGATTGAAAAGGCGCTGGCGCATGAACAGAAGGGCGTGCGTGCGGTGTACAACAAAGCGGAGTACGCCAGGCAGCGCGCCTACATGTTGCAGCAGTGGGCGAATATGGTTGATTGCTGGATTAACGGGGAGCACACCGATCTGGTGCCGTTCTCCCCGTCGAAGTTTGAGAAGTGGATGGAGGGGCAATAGATTATTAACTTTCCTGAATCTTGTGAGATGTAGTTAAAATATTCCGCACCACCTCTATTCTTCCTTGCTCTTCCAGGGTGCGGATTGCTATTGCTGCATCCCTGATCGTAATTCTAAGGTGATCGCAAATTTCAATAGAACTCATATTTCTAGAATGCAGAAGATTAAAAATTGAATCCTGTATTTCTTTCCCACCATATACACGCTTCATGCTGCACGCTCCCGGCCCTGGTTGTCTGTTGGTGATAGCGGAGCATTTGAGAATGCCTGCGCCATTCCTGCAACATCCAGCGCATAACCTGGATGAAGTTGCACCGCCGGACCGTCGCACTGGTTTCCCCAAACGTCGAAACCATGCGACGACTGGCGAGCGAACAATTCTATGCGCGGCACATCGCCCAACAGTTGCACCAGTTTTTCCCTGATGATGTCTGGTTTGCGTGAGTTCTCCATGCGCGGCGCCGTGACGTGCTGGCAGATTGACGCATCCATGCGGGACGGTAGTTTCCCACGCACCGCAAACAGGCAGTCTTCGCTGTTCGCCCTGGTAAGATGGCCCATGCCGATCGCGCTGTTCCCCTTATGCTTATTCGTTTTATGCCAGGTGAATCCCTTCATGGTCATCAGTCGGAAGCCCCACGCCTCTACAACCTTCAGCGCTTCAACCGGCTGAGTTGGAACCCACCACATCGCCAGCAGGCAATCATCTGAAGCGAGATCCCATACAGGCAGGCGGCAGATATCCAGCACGTTCATCACCGGATATTTGAACCCGGCGCCGCGGTCGCCGTCTGCTGCCTTGTCGCGATATGACCAGGGAGGATCAGCGTAGATGAGTGTGTATTTATTTGGCATTCCTCATCTCCTTAATCTTTTTTATGGACTTGCTAAAGTTGTTCTTTTTGAATTCGATAAAACCACCTTTAATCAATTTTTTTATCGCCAAATCAACAACGTTTTGAGAAATTCCCAAGTTTTTGGAAATTTGTGCAGATGTTTTGTTAGGATTTTTTTTAAGGAAATCAAAAATACATGCCTGAGTATCGGCCCCCGCAATTGTATGTTTTGTCATATCACACCAGCCTTAATTGGACGAACCTTAAGCGATTCATTCAATTTCTCAGCAACTCGTTGTGCTGCTATGGGGTTGTTAATAATCAACTTTGCAGGAGTTAACCAGCCTCTGTGTTTAACAGAGTAAATAAGAGTTACCTTACCGACGGTGATATTGTCGTGAGGATTAGTCATAGATCACCCCACGGCTGAGTATTCCACTGTAATCACCACAGCGCAGGCCATTACTTTTCGTGATGCACTGGTCACGACGAACGGCGATCTTGTGCCGCTCAACTTCACCCTTCGCTGCATCCATACACAGGAGCCATAGACGAGCAGCAACGCGAAAGTGACCTTTTTTCTCTCTTGCGATAGCGCGCTTCTCGATCTCCATCGCCGCCGGTGTCACCGCGATTACTTTTGAGACTTCGCTTTTTGACACATGGTCAAGATGGTACTTCTGCAATTTCGTTAACTTTGGCTTATTCATTTGATCCAGCCTTCTCTGAAAATAACCGCCAGCAGGTAAAGCCAGGCGGAAATTGAGGTCAGGTATAAGTACCATCCTGACCACTTATTCCAGTGCCTGATCAGCGCTGTCATGCTGCGCTACTCACTGGACGATAAACACGCTGATCAACCGGCGGTTTTTTCCCCTGGAATTGAGCAGGGCTTTGAGCCTGTCGCTCATCCAGCCATCGCTCGACTTCATCCTGATTCCAGGCGCAACGTTTATCAGTTATATACCAGCGCTTTGGAAATTCTCCGGCGCGCTCCATACGATCGATCGTGCTCCATGACAATGGCACCACCGCCAGGAGTTCCTTCTTGCCTAATGCACCTTTCATAAAAACCTCTCTTGGTTGCAGTGCGGCGCGCGTGGCGCCGCGGTGGTGGTTACATCGGTACTTCGTTTAATTCATCACGGCGGATGCTGTAAACGTCAGTGGCTTTTTCCAGACGCTCATCATCATTCGCCAATTTTTTGGCAACGTATTTGTAGGCGTTGTCCAGGTCAGCAATGGTGTTGTAGTTCATCGCCGCACCGGTAAACGCTGCCAGGATTTCATCAGGATCCCGGTCGTCTGCCTTTCTGGTTTGTTCTTCCTGCTTCTGCTCTGGCTTTGAATTGATCAGGCTGTTCACGCCTGATGCGGTCGATGCTGGCGGCGTAATGTCACGCTCTACGCGCGGTGTTGTCTCCTGCAATTCGTCAGGGGTGTAGACACCCATGATGACGTCAGGGCAATGCAGGCGTGACCAGCGCTTTGTCGCCAGGTATGCGAGTTGTTGTTTAGGATCACTGGCCCAAAGAGTGGAGTTTCTTACCTGTGCCTGTGACAGTAGCAATTCCAGGACACGTGGTTTATCTTCACCCTTCATCGTGGCCCATACACGCACTCCACAACCTGCTTCATCTTTTAATGTCCATGCTGGAGCGATGTAGGTATTACCCTTCTGGGATGTTTTCTCTACAAACTTGCCGATCACGTTTTCCCACGGTCCGAACCACTCATAGTTGATACGGTCTTTCGTTGGCGACATCGTGGTGATCACCGCATTTACCAACTGGGCCTCATAACCGAGAGTGCCGCTAACGACATGAGTTTTCTGCGCGACTGCGAATGGATTCATACCCCACTGAGCAGCCTGCATTGCCACAGCCATGCAATCAGCAGGCTTTCCGGCGAGGTGAGCCGGTACGGTCACGCGACTTTGAGACATGACCTCGGCAAACTTCATCAACTGGTTCAACCCTTCAGGGCTAAAAATGGTGGCAGCGGTGCCAGCTATGGCAGTGTCTACTGGTTGGTTAATGGTTGAGATTTCGTTGCTCATACGTACATATCCTGTTTGCGTGCCCACTCAGGGCGTTTAATAATTTCCACACCACCCCATTCATCGCTGATGCGGCATTCGTGATAGGTATTCAGATCCCGGCGGAATAACTGGTGTCCGGCGTCAACATCAGGTGCATCAAGTTCGAACACGCGGACCGGGTATCGACCGCAGTCGATGGTTTCGCTGACAGCCAGGAAGAAGAAACCATGCGGTTGGCCAGTAACCTTCAGCGCGCCTTCGCGGTACATGGCGTCCTGGACGTGATAACGGAACTCCTCGATGTGACGTGCGAAGCGATCCATGTCGGCAACCTTTTTCACATCAACGATCACGTTGTGCTCATTCAGCCATTTGTCAGGACGGATTCGGCACAGTTCGCCAGTCTCTTCATCGTTCCAGTACATTGACGCTTCACAGTGGCCTGGCGCCTCCAGCATCCAGCGCGCAGCCGGGTGGGCCATTGCGCTGTCGCGCATCAGTTTCAGTTTCCGGCCCTGTTCGGCGTCCATTACCGTCATACCCATACCGGCAACATCGCGCAGGAACGCTTCTTCGTCTGCTTTACCCTGGTTGGTGCGGCGGTTGAACTGTGGCGCCACGATGAAACGTTTATCGAATTCATCCGGCTCCAGTAGCAGGCAGTGCAGAGCGGTACCCATGTCCAGTGCCGATTTTTTCTCTTCATCTTCCGGCGCAGCCTTCACCCATTTCAGAAGAGCAGGGTTCTTTGCCACCATATCCAGCTGCGACTTACTCACGCCGTCACCGGCGTGGTAGTCCTCATTGCTGATGTCGAAATAGGTTCCTGGGTTCATTCTTCAACCTCGCTATCATCAGGTTCATCAACCGACTGATTGTTTATTGCTCCGCAAGATTCACATTCTGTGTGGGTCAGGCTTGACCAAGGTCCTTTCCAAAAAACCTGTCCGCCGCATGTTTGGCAAATCATGCTGCTGTCCTCGCGCTGTCAATTTTGTCCGCCATATCCATCCTGGCGATGACGCCAGTCAATTCACGTTTGAACGACGACATCAGTTCTTCGTACTCGCAGCTTTCTTTTGCCGCTTCCAGAATTTCACGGCGAACGCCAGCACGAAGAAGCGAACGCTCGAACGTCTCATCCATGTCGGCGCCGCTGACTGCATCAATCAGTTCAACGTGGCGGTCGTACAGTTCTGATGACATCTGGTATTCGTTGCTGAACATGACCGCGATATTGTTCAGATTGTTAATCTGTTGTGTGTTCACTTGCTCACCCCCATATCCCGTTATCGTTGGCAACTTCATGGGCTACCTTGTTGGTAAACGCCCATTTGATGCCTTCCTGCAGCGTGCGAAACTTCCAGCTCATCAGCCCGCAAGCTGTAACGCAGTACCAACCGTTAATGATTTTCCACTGCATGATTTATTACCTCGGTTTGTTACCGTTGAGGTAATAATTATCCATATATGGTTTGCAGTCAATAGATATGAGTGTAAAAAATTACCTGTGGGGTAATTGTCAGGTAATCTTAAAGGCAATAAAAAAGCCGCTCATTGGCGGCTTAGTTATTGATTATTTGAATATTATTCTGTTGTTTTTTTATTCTGACTGATAACGAATTCTATGTAGCTTTCTATCTTCTTTTTTTCTACGTCAGGTAACAATCCGTAACTTGGTCGGTCATATCTGATAGCTTCCGGATCATGAGGATGAATCAGCAATTCATAACCATGTCGACCGAACGCGGAGGCGATAGATTCGAGAGTTGAGATTGATACACTGACTTCGTTGTTCAGCATTCTGCTGACAGTGTTCTGAGAAATTCCGCTGGCGCGCTCGATCTTACCTTGTGATGTCAGGTTATCGCTTTCTCTCATCCAGCGTTCAAGGTTATGGGCAGCAATGATACCAATATCAGTTGGTCCTACAGGTACAAAGCTATCAAGAGTCAGAGATCTGTCTATGTCCAGCCAGTTACGCGGTTTGTTTGCTGCTGCCTCAATCTTACGTGCAACCTGATCACCGATTATTTTCTTTCCAAGAACCCAACGATTAACCAGGTTAGCCTGCGTGTTCATCCTTTCTGCAAGACGCGTCTGCACGCCGTTAAATTCGCGGTCTATTAGATCCTTGAGATTTTGTCTGCGTACGTCCTGGATACTTTTCATGCTCTTGAAAATAAGCTCTTAAGTGAATGAGTAGGTAATTCAATTAAAAGCGATATTACCCCACAGGTAAATGCACCCCACAGGTAACTGAACTTGATTTTTGTTACCTAATCGGTGAGTATTTATTATCTGACATAAATATCAGGCAATAGCTATGAGCGAGAACACGCAATTCGATTTCAAAAAGCACTGGCTTGCACTTACTCCGGATGAGCGTGAAGCCTTCGCAGAAGAGGCGGGAACGACCAGCCATTATATCCAGACGCACCTTACCAGCAAACGTAAAATGCCAGGTAAGACACTGATGAACGGGCTGTTTAGGGCTGCAAAATCCCGTCAGTGGGTACGCACAAAACCCGAACTGGCATACTTCTTCTACTCCTGATTTCCCCTACCGATCCCCACAAGGCCGCCTTCTGGCGGTCTTTTCATATCTATTCGTACCCAAAAGGTAATTATTATCCATATATGGTTGATCTTTTTTCTTCTCTGATTAAAAATTGTCGTAATCCCAACACTAATACTCAGGGTTAAGCATGAAAATCATTACGCGTATGGATGCCGCAAAAAGCGGACTGAAGCGTTATTACACTGGAAAACCATGTAAACACGGGCATGACAGTGAACGATGGGTATACAACGGTCATTGCGTCAAGTGCACGATGGAATCAAATCGGCGTATCAAGGCGGAAATAAAACGGATTATGGATGAGGCTTCCAGGGGCGATGCTATGGAGGTGATCTGATGGCTCGCATTCGAACGATAAAGCCGGAGTTCTGGACAGATGAAGACATGGCAGAACTATCAGAGCCAGCATGCCTTCTTGCTATTGGCCTTCTGAATTACGCCGATGATGAAGGATACTTCAATGCCAACCCGAAACTGATAAAAGCTGCAGTTTTCCCAATCAGAGATCCGTCCGTTCCTATTCCGGTACTAATACGGGAGCTTTCCAACTGTGGTTATTTGTCCATGTTTTCAACCCAGGACGGCAAGCATTTTGGTGCAATAACAAATTTCCTTAAACATCAGGTAGTAAACAAGCCAAAGGAAAGCAAAATCAAATACTTACCTCTTATACCGTATGAGTACGGTACTGATACAGGATTAGTACCTGTAGGAATGGATCAGGGATCAGGGATCAGGGAAAGTAAAACCCCTCTCTCTGCGCGCGAAGAAATTCAAATTCCTCCTGTTGTTGTTCCAGGTATCGGAGAACCGATCGGCAAATTCACCATGCATGAAAACTGGCAACCATCTGAAGATTTTGTCATGCGCGCCAGAATGTGGGGCTATGCATTACCTGCTGACGGGTACAAGAAATCAGAACTGATTGAATTCATCACTTACTGGATGGCAGAAGGCAATGTGATGCAACACGTGCAGTGGGAACAGAAGTTTGCCAGGCTGCTGATGAACAGGAAAAAAAGAGCGGCAGGAAAGCGCGGTGACGACTCTGACGATGACGTACCGCACTGGAACAGTCCAGAGGCGTGGGAGGATTTCTTGTGAACAACGTATTTAACGCAATCCAGAACAGAGACGGTGCAGCGCTTTCTCGCATGACCGGATCAGACAGAGAGCACGAAGGGAATGACAACGTGGTGAACATCACCGCAGAGCGCCTTGTCGATGCCCTGTTTAAACAACTCAAACAGTTATTCCCGGCGGCAGAGCAAACAAACCTGAAAACGGCAGCGCAGGAAGTATCAGCAAAGCAGCAGTGGATCGCCGCATTCGCCGAAGGTGGTATCCGTACCCGTGAGCAGGTCTCTGCCGGAATGCGTCATGCCAGAGCCAGTGAATCACCGTTCTGGCCTTCACCTGGTCAATTCATCAAGTGGTGCAAAGACAGCAAGATGGTGCTTGGCGTCAGCATCGATGATGTGATGGGGGAGTTTCACCGGTACGCCAAAGAAAAAAGTCTCCAGCCTGGCGGACCTGAGAGATTCCCGTGGCGCCACCCGGTCATGTACTGGATTGTGTGTGATACCCGGCGCGCTATGTACCAGCGGCAGCTGAGTGAGGCTGAAGTCGAGAAGCATGCGCGTAAGCTGCTTGATGAGTGGGCGCAGAAGGTTGCAGCAGGGCAGCAGATACCGGATCCAGTTCTCAGCATACAGGCGAAACCAGAGCCGATGAGTACGCCGCCCGATAGCTCAGGAAGCGCCTACCACCCACCAGGGCGAAGTTTTGGCTGCATGCCTAACTCAGCGACACTTGGAGGGATCACTCCGGCGATGTGGCTTATGGAGGAATACAGGCGAGGTAAGGCGGCAGGACTCATCAAATAGCAAAGTAACACCGGCGCAGCAGCGCATTTTTTTACGCCCACACAATTACCCAGTGGGTAATAAAATGTGTTCACAAGTATTGATTTCGAACCGTATATGGATTTTAATTACCTAAGAGGTAAATCATGACGGCAGTTTTAGGGATTGACCCGGGATGCAGTGGCGCACTGGTGCTCATCACTGGTCAGGGCGCTTACATCGACCATCTGGCAATGCCAACCATCAAGGTCGGCACAAAGTCCAGAGTGAACGGCGCAGCGGTGTCGGCGTGGGTCAGGCAGTACGGAATCACGCATGCGTACCTCGAGCAGGTAGGGGCAATGCCAGGTCAGGGAACGGCCAGCATGTTCACTTTCGGTCATGCGGCTGGCGTTGCGGAGGGGATCCTTCAGGGGCTCAACATCCCGTACACGCTGGTAACGCCGCAGGCCTGGAAGAAATCAGCCGGGCTTATCGGTAGCGACAAGGATGCAGCGCGAAGCAGGGCGATTCAACTTTACCCGGAACTCAGGGCGCTGGATGCGAAAGCGAAAGGCCAGGCCATTGCAGATGCACTGCTAATCGCCAGGCATGGGATCGGAATTAAATAACGATCCTTTTTGTTATCAACGTAATCAATAACTTAAACGGGTAAGCGGGGGTAAAGATGGACAGCAATATCAGTGAGTTAGTGAAGTTAGGGCATGAGCGCGCGGCTGAACTGAAAGCATCATGCGGTGCTGTCGATGTGCGCAGCGTGGAGCAACTGATTAGCGATCTGGCATCGCAACTTGAAGTGCAGTATGTGCGTGCTGAAGAGTCACAGCGCGAGTTCCGCTCTGCTGATATCACAATGCAGAATCTGGAGGCTCAACTTAAGCAAAACAAGATTGACGCTGACTGCTACAAGAAGGGCATGGAAGCGTCAAATGCGCGGCTGGTTCAGATTGCTGCGGAGAATGCGGGGCTGAATGAGAAAATGAACAAACTCGCCACCTGGCCAGGCATTGAGTTCTATTCCTCAGCCTGGGAGTTCAACAACGGTGACGGCAATGACGCTCTTGAATTCATGTGTGATGTGCAAACCCCAGCGACCGACGCTTTCCTGGCTGAAGTGCGGGCGCAGGGTGTGGAGGGTATCTATCAATTTAACACGGATAAAATGGGCATTTATCTTGATGGCGATGTATGCGCGTTAATCGATCACTACGCCGCCCAGTTAAGAAAGGAGCGAGGATAATGAAAAGACACTCTCCTCCTGACATCCAAGAACTAACATCATCGCTTGACTATGACCCATTAACAGGAAAATTCACCTGGAAAAAGCAACGTGCATCAAATTGCGCAATCGGCAAGGAAGCTGGCTATATAACCGCTTATGGCTATAGGCAGATACATTTCAACGGTAAGGCATACAAAGCGCATCGCCTTGCCTGGTTTATTACCTACGGAACATGGCCAGACCTGATTGACCATATCGATATGGATAGGGCAAATAACGCAATTTCCAATCTCCGCGAGGCTACCACCTCAGAGAATTCGCGAAATCAATCATTAAAAAGAAGAAATTCATCTGGCGTTCCATGTGTTTACTGGCACAGCACCAGAAATAGATGGGTCGTAAAAGTGACGCGTGAAGGAAGGGAATATTACGGAGGAGCATTTACAAATTTTGATGATGCAAAGTTGGTATCCGAAAAACTACGCAAAGAATTGCATGGTGAATTTTATCGTGAAGTCTCACGCAAAGGAGTGCAGTCATGACCCCTAACGAAAAGCAAAAGCTTCTTCAGCGTCAGTCTCTTTCTCTCGATGCAAAGATTCAAATGACAAAGCGCCGAATCCGTGATTTCTACGATCACTTTGATGGAGAGGTTTACCAATCCTTCAGCGGCGGAAAAGACAGCACTGTATTGCGTCACATCATCATGTCTATGGGATTAAAGATGCCATTTGTCTTTAGTAACACAGGTCTTGAGATGCCGGAGATTGTTGACTTCGTAAGAGCGCAGGCCAGCAAGGATGATGGTGTCGTTCAGGTTCGACCAAAGGTTCCGTTTAACCAGGTATGGCAGGAGTACGGGTTGCCAATTGGAAGTAAAAAGGTCGCAAAAATGATTCGCGTCCTCCAGGAGGGAGACACAGGTCGGAACAGCAACATGCACAATCTTTATAACACCGGAGTTAACTCGAAAGGCCAGTTCGCTAAATCATGGAAGATACCCGAGAAGTGGCGTGTATTCGTCAATGATGAAGCGCCGCGCATTACCGACTTATGCTGCGATTTTCTCAAAAAAGAGCCTCTGGACACTTATGCGAAGGAAACCGGTCGACACGGCATCAGCGCAATTATGGCTGACGAAGGGGGGGCACGTGAAATGCGTACTCAATGCAACGTTTATGACGGCAAGCGTCCCAACTGTGCTCCCATGCTGTTCTGGCTTGAAAGCGATGTCTGGGAATACATAAACACCCGCGAAGTGGAAATTTGTGAAGTGTATTACGACAGAGAGGTAAACGGTCGTCACGTCCCGGCAGAGAAAAGAACCGGCTGCATGTTCTGCGGATTTGGAGTTCACATGGAAAAAGGCATGAACCGCTTTCAGCGCATGGCCATTACGCATCCTCGCCAGCACTCTATCGTCATTGACCGCATGGGTATGGGTAAAGCTCTTGACCTGATAAACGTTAAATACATTCCGGATGATGAGGCCGCCCAATGAGCAACATCGACAAACAGGCGCTGCGAAATTTAGCGCTAAGAGCTACACCGGGCCCATGGGCAATGGAGCACGAAAATATCTGGTATTGCGAAAACGGTTATACCAAACACCTCGCTTACTTCTGTCAGGGTGATGATGTTGATGATAGCCAGGATGACGCTAACACGCGATATGTTGCTGCTGCCGACCCATCCACCGTGCTGGCGCTGCTGGATGAGCTGGAAGCAAAAGACTCAACCATCTCTACTCAGCAGCAGGAAATACGGACACTGCTTAATGCTCTAGAGCAAGCAATGGATAATCGCTACGAAATAGCAGAGCAGAACGGAATGTCGCGCGAGTTTTCCGACTGGTTCTTTGATAACAAAAAGGATGGTTGCGGGAACGTCTGGTTCATGATGATGGCGGCAATGTGGGAAGGGTGGCAAGGGCGCGCCGCCATGCTTCAGGGTAGCCAACCTGTAAGTAATCGTGATGAGTTGCTGCCCAGCATCAAACCCGCTCCAGAACTGGATTCTGTGGCTAAAAACGCTGAGTCGCTGCCCGGAAACTCTCCAGCCATCGGCTGGTTGCCGTTCGATCAATGGCTATCACAACAAAAAGGAAAGATAGACGTCGATTGCGGATGTGTAACCACTGAGGCATTTTTCCACTGGTTGCGCGTTGCATATGAGTCCGGCAACTCTCCGGTGATTCCGGATAGATGGATTCCGGTAAGCGAGCGGGTTCCGGAAAGCAACGGTGTGTATTTTGGCTGGGATGGAAAGCGTGTGTTGGAGGTCAACTGTTTCTTTGGTGGCTTCTCCGCAAATCAATTCATCCACGGAGAAATAACGCACTGGATGCCACTGCCTGAAGCACCGCAGCAGGAGGGGAAAGATGGAAAATGACAGCGACAACGTCATCACCCTGGTGCAGCCAAAGCGCGATGAAGAGAAGCTGCTGAATATCACTGTAACCGATAAGAAGGCTTACGAAGAACAACGCTGTAAGCACCTGTCGATTGAAGTCAGTGAAAAGGAACGCACAGTACATTGCACCCGCTGCGGCTGTGCTGTTGACCCTTTCGACCACATTCTCCAGTGCGCCACCAATGGAGAGCGCGTGGTCACTGAGATAGCGCAACTTCACCGCCGTCGCGACGAACTGCGTGAGGCTGTAGCCAACCTGGAGCGCGAAGAGAAAAACGCCAAGGCCCGGCTACGCTCTGCCAGGACGTCAATTCTCTTTGCTGAGAATGACCTGAAGAATACTGTGCAGGAGGTGAAGTGATGAGACGCTCAAGTTGGGATGCTCGCCTTGATAAGCGCGTGAATATCGAGAAGCTAGAAGAACAAGGTCTTATCGCTGACAGTATGGAAGTTAGAAAGAGTCTTGTTGAACGCGTTATGAGAGGAGAAATAACTCCAGAGCAGTCCAGGGAAGAACTGAAGCGGATTCAGCGAAATGCCAAGCGCAATGGACTTAAAACCAGAAACCAGGCATGGAGAGAAGGTTGATGGCTAAATCCCCAGCAGAACGCAAAGCCGCGCAGCGCGCGCGGCAGTCCGCCGCCGGTGAGCGCAAGCTTGAACTGGTGCTGGATGCTCAGGAACTGGACATGCTGGCGCGGAACTGCGCCGCCCGGCGCCCTGGGCGTGCGCCGTATGAAATGTCTGAGTACATCGCGATGCTGATTCGCCAGGATGATGCACGCGTTCGTGGGCGTATCAAATCTATCAGCGCTAACCGCTGCGGGAAGTGCGGTGATGCGCTACCGGTTGAGTCCTGTCCCTGCGCTGGTGATTCTCAATGCTGGGCCACTCTGGGCTGGCATGAGACTAAATTATCAGTGTGACA